TAAAGCCGGCTTGGGAACCGATTATTTTAGCCCGCAAACCCCTACGCGGGACCGTGGCCCAGAATGTTCTAGAATTCGGAACCGGCGGCCTGAATATCGATGGGGCGAGGGTAGGGGAGGAATCTACGATCCGCACTAGCAAGGCGGGGGCGAACGGCGAAGGCTGGGGAATGGGCAAGTTTTCCAATTTGAACGGAAGCCCCGCCGGCCGCTGGCCCGCAAACGTAATTCACGACGGAAGCGAGGAAGCGATCGCGGGATTTCCGCAAACTACAAGCGGCCAATTGAAGCCCCATCATTTTTCGAGGGCCAGCGCGGCGGATTGTTTGAACGGTTCAAATCAGGCGCGCCATCCCCGCGCTGAATTCGGCGGCGATACAGGATCGGCGGCCCGTTTCTTTTACTGCGCCAAGGCGAGCAAGGCCGATCGCGACGAAGGCAATAACCATCCTACGGTTAAGCCCTCGGCCCTAATGCGCCACCTTTGCCGCCTTGTGACACAGCCCGAAGGCTTGATCCTTGATCCCTTTTCGGGCTCGGGCTCCACTGGAAAGGCCGCTTTGCTAGAAGGCTTCCGCTTCCTCGGCGCCGAGCTGGATCCCGAATATGCGGAGATCGCCCGCGCCCGTTGTCTCGCCGCTGAGGTCGCTACCGCTTCCGCTGAGCCCGAGCCCGAACCGGACGCCCAACTTTCAATTTTCGAGGAGGGTTAGAAAATGCGAGAAAGATCCGACGAAACCAAAAGGCAGAATTACCAACGCGCCGAGGCCGTAGCAATGCGGCGGATTATCGCCGAGCGAGGTTACACCCTCGCGATCGGCTGGACGGTCCCGCCCCTAACGGAAGCGGAGCGAACCCTAGACCTCGCCGCGCTCGCCGAGATTGAAAACAAAGATCGCAATCGGCCCTATACCTTTGCAGGGAAGGGCCTCGGCGACGTGAAACCCGCGAAACAAAAGGGCGAAGCCGGCAGGAAAGCCGAATACAAAAACCTAACCCTAGACGAAATCCAAGAAAGGGAGCGCGAGCGGAACCGCCGGCGGCACGATAAGGCCCGAGGCAAGGCCGCCACACCTGCGCCCGCTAAGGCCCAGCCGGCGCCCCTTCCTGAGCCCGAGGAAGCCGGCCCAGCCCGCGTCAAGCGCGCCGGCCTCGCCGTTCCGCTTTCCTACCAGGCAAAGGCGGAAGCCATCGCAGAGATCGCGGCGCGAGCGGCGGCCCTCGCCGAGCTGGAAAAGGCAGGCAAGGGGCGAAAGGTTCGCAATTCTGAAATCCGCCCCGAAGATTGCGGGGATAAGGAAGCCGCGCGCCGCGCCAGAATGCGAATCAAATTTGAGGCCGATCCCGAAGCCGCCGAGGCCTACCGCACTAGAAGGCGGAATGCTGATCGCGCTCGCCGCGCCAAAAGGGGAATGAAACCCCGCCCGAATGCAAGGATCGAATCTGCTAGTTACGTTCCGCGCGGCAAGGGGGGCAAATGATATCAGACGCGCCAGGGATTCGAGCCATCGCGGAGCGCCTGCAATCCGTCAAATTCACGCCCGAGGAAGCCGCGCTAGCCATCGCCCTAGGCCTAGCCCTTGCCGCGCTCGCTTGGGCCTTCCTGAGCCCGAAGGGTGACAAATGAAAACCGCGATCCTTTCTAATCTTTCGCCCGCTTCCCTCGCCCTTATCTGCGCCGACTTGCCGCCGATCTGGGCCACCTGCGAAACCGACGAAGCCGCCGAATTTGATCGCTACGCCGCGGAGGTAGCGGAGCAAATGGGGCGCTTGCTACCCTACGCCGCGGAGGGCTCGCCCCTGCTAGTGCTATGCGAAGATCCCGCCTTCGCGCCGAAGCCTGCCCCATCGCCAGGGGCGGCGATCTATCGCGCCCGCTCGGGCCGGACGGGGAGCGCCCTGCTAGAAGCCCGAACCGCTGAGGCAAAGGAAGCGGAGGCGATCGTGGTCGCTGAGCTGGGCAAATGGATCAACCGCGAAATTTACGCCCAAGGCGGCGACGGGGGCGCGGATTGCTACCTCGGCGCCATCCCGCTGGACGTGAAACATTCGCCCGAAGATTCAGAGAATCGCCATCTAGAGGTTATCGAAAGGGACCTAGACGATCGAACGATCTACATTCTCGCTTGCGGCCCCTGCGCCGACTTGAAGATCTCAGGCTGGGCCACCGGCGCCGAGCTTCGGGAGCGGGGCGAATGCGTTACCTATCCAGCCGATCAGAATGGGCCGCCGCGCCGCAAGTTTAGACTACATCGATCAACCCTGCGCCCCTTCGCTCGCCTTGTCGAAATCAGCGGGGAAACGAAGCGGGGCGAGCGCGTGCAAATGCCCGCCCGCCTAGCCCGAGGAATCAGCGGGGCAGGTTGGCACTATTGCGACACCATCCCCACAGCGACGCCGAGCGAGCCGCGGGCCTTCGCGCTGGTATTCACGCGGGGCCAGCCGGCCCGAGCCCTTCTAGAAGGCCTGCCCCGCTATGCACCCGCCGCCGCGGAGCTTGTCGCCCGCCTAGACGCCTTTGCAGGCAAGGGGCCAGCCTTCGCGGCCTATCCCTCGCCTTGGATTCTTGCGAGCCTGAGCCGCCGGCGCATTGTTACGCCCGCGGATCTGCAAATATTCTAGCGATCGTCCCGCTCCCGAACCGGCTCGGCGCCATAATATTCGGATTCAAGGCGAATAACCCGCCGATCGATATCGTGCAAATCGTCCCTAATCTTTCCGAATTCCTCGGGCGAAGGCTGGGCCGCGAGCTTGGCCCGAATTTCGGTTAGCTCGGCGCGCAATTCCTGCCATTCGGATCGGACGGTTTCAAAGGCAAAAGAGAGAATCACTAGCAGGGCCGTTGACGCCGCCGAGCCTAGGCCCTGAAATATGCGCCAAGCGAGCGGCACGCCGACAACCGCGCGGCTTGCCATCGTTTCGAGCGATTCCCGCCCCTCTCCGCTAGCCATCTGCGCCACCTGAGCGGGCCGCCTTAGCCGCTTCCTTTTCGAGCATTCGGATAACAGGGCTTTTCAATTCAACATTCCCCGCGGCAAGGCCCGAGACAACGCCGCCGAGCGCGAGCCATAGGGCCAGGGGAACAGCGGCAAGCCCGCCGGTCGCCGCGGTAGCTACGATCGGAATAACAGCGCCGAGAATCGCGCCAGCCGCAAGGCCCGCATTGATCTTGCCCTTGGAATGCGTCAATTTAAACATTTTTCACCTGCGCCGAATAGGCCGCCGATAGGGCGACGGGATCGAAAAAACCGAGCGTGCGGGGATCCGTCCAGCTTTGCGACTTGGAATAAACCCCATCGCCATCGCGGGACCCCGCTTTGTTTGTGTTACCCTCTACCGTCGCGAATCCTGCGCCATCGGGCGAGGTTACGATCCCCGTATGGCCGCGCGTCCAGCGACGCCCTCGGGCCGCTTGCGCGTCGGCGACACTAGCCGCCCGAACCCAAATCCAGCCGGCCCGCACGCGATCCCGTTCGTGCGGATAGGCGAGGAATTCGGTCCCGCGGAGCTTTGTTTGCGCGTTAAAGAAATTCGTTACCGCTGAGGCCGTGGCCCAGCGTGGCGCCTTCGCGGCGCCGCTCGCTTCCCGCACTACCCAAGCGACGAAGGCCGCACACCACGGCGAGCCAGGGGACATTCCCGCGGCCTTTAAATAGATTTCCACCTGAGGCCCGCGGTTCGCGCCGCCGACTTCCCGAACATTCGCCGCGGCCTGAGCCTTGGCAATTTCGACAATGCGCCCGAGGTCCATTTGCTAGGCCTTCGGAGCAGGCGGGCGCCCGCGCTTCGGGACCTCGGCGGGGAGGGATACAGCCGGACGCGGGGCAGGAAGGGAGGCCGCCACGTTGACGGGCTCGCGCTGGGCCGTAGCGGCGCCAGAAACGGGGCTAGAAGCGGGGGCAGGCTCGGCGGGCGTGCGAAGGGAGCGGCGAAGCGTAGCCGCGAGATCTAGGGCCGTTTGCGCCATCGCTTCCGCTTCCTCGGGCGAGAGGGTGAGATCCAGCCGAGCGCCGCCGCGGGGAAACTTGCCGAGCAAGCGCGACCCGTCAAAGGTGAATTTCGCGCCTGGAAACAATTTAAATGCAGTAGAAACGATTGATCCGATCATTTGAAACCTATTCTTGAATAACTAAGCCGGAATAAGCGCG